CGTGGACACTGGAAGATGTTCCGAAACTGTGGCGCAATGCAACTGCGGCATGGTTAGCGGCTAACTAAGAAAGGAGAACAGCTATGGCAAAAGCGATCCCGGTAAACATGAAGGCGAACACCAAGGACTTCCACCGCATCGAAAAGCGTCTGGCACAGGTTAAAGCTGAACTGGCGGCAGATGAGAAGATGGAGCAGAAGGAGAAGGATGCGAAGTTCGAGTCCGTTCTTGGGCATTATACAGGCCCTATGACCGGGCTTGTATGGGATGCGGACACCAACACGATCTCGATTGCTCCCGGATTCCATGCGGACGCTGAAGGGAACGTAGTCAAGGACTGACGGTATCCTGAGAGGAGAAAAAACATGGCTCAGAATGTTGTTATTAACGGCGCAACATACAGCAATGTCCCGGAAGTTGACATCCCGAAAAGCGGCGGCGGTACTGCTAAATTCTACGACACCGCAGGGGCTTCGTCCGTCAGCGCAGGGGATGTCCTTGCGGGTGTTGTAGTGTATGGCGCAGGTGGTGCTATCACAGGCACGATGCCCAACAACGGCGCAACAGGCGGCACAATCGGAACAAAGGCGGGGACAGTAACGATCCCGGCAGGATATACCACAGGCGGCACAGTATCACTGACTAACGTGACTGACCTGACTGCGGCTAATCTGCTGTCAGGAAAGACCGTGCTTGGCGTGGAAGGTGCGCTGACTCTCCCGGTCATTTCTCAGGACGCAACGACAAAGGTTTTGAGCATCGCCTGACGGGGGTGACTCATGGCAAAAAATATTTCCTTGATGGGGGCATCGTATTCCGATGTCCCCGCTGTTGTATTGCCGCAAATAGGCGGCGGCACAGCCCGCTTTGATGATGCAAGCGTGACCACAGCAACCGCTTCAGATGTGGCAGAGGGTAAGGTTTTTATTGCGGCAGATGGTACTATCACCACAGGCACGGGGACGGGTGGCGGCGGTGCTGTCATTGAACCGCTTTCCGTGACAGCTAACGGCACATACACTGCACCGAGTGGGGTTGACGGCTATAGCCCCGTGACCGTTGCTGTTCCACAGCCGTCCGGGACTATATCCATCACGCAGAACGGCACTGTGGATGTGACCAGTTATGCAAGCGCAGAGGTCAATGTGTCTGGTGGTGGCGGCGAACCTGTAACAGAAAAACAGATCAATTTCATCGACTACGATGGAACTATTCTCCACAGCTACACTGCATCCGAGTGGGCAAGTGTTACCGCATTGCCGTCAAATCCTTCCCATACGGGGTTGACCGCACAGGGGTGGAACTGGACGAAAGCGGAGATTGATGCACAGCTTACGGCTGTTCCTGACGGAGATATCTTTGTCGGGCAGATGTATGTGACAGATGACGGAAAGACACGGCTGTATTGCCACTTTGAAGAGGGCAGACTGCATCCGTATCTTGGCATTGGTCTGAATGGCACAGTCGTGGTGGATTGGGGAGATGGGTCTGCCACAAGTACACTGACAGGAACTTCCTTAACAACGGCAAAGGTCGCAGACCATGTGTATGCAAGCGGCGGCGATTACATGATAACGCTGTCGGTGTCAAGTGGAAGCGCACAGATTATTGGGACTACAAATACAACGTATCTACTGCGTAAGGCAAATAACACCACACAAAATATTCACCGAGTATACAGCAGTGCCTTGGTTAAAGTCGAACTTGGTACAGGTATAAATATCGGCGATCATGCCTTCTACTATTGTGTGTCCCTTGCAAGCATTACGATACCGAGTGGGGTGACAAGCATTGGCACTTATGCGTTTCAGTATTGCTATGCTCTTGCAAATGTCACAATACCAAGTGGGGTTACAAGCATTGTCAATTATACGTTTTCCAACTGTTCGTCCCTTGCAAGCATTACGATACCAAATGGAGTGACAAGCATTGGCAGTTATGCGTTTCAGAGTTGCTATTCCCTTGCAAGCATTACGATTCCAAGCGGAGTGGCAAGAATTGGCAATTATGCGTTTCAGTATTGCTATGCTCTTTCAAGTATTACGATACCGAGTGGGGTGATAAACATTGACAATTATGCGTTTCAGAGTTGCTATTCCCTTGCAAGCATTACGATTCCAAGCGGAGTGACAAGCATCGGCACTTATGCGTTTAGCACCGATTATGGACTTGGGGAAATTCACTTTAAGCCTACTACGCCGCCCACATGTGCTAATTCCAACGCATGGAAAAGCCTTCAGACAGACTGCATCATCTACGTTCCCACAGGGTCGCTCAGTGCATACACATCAGCGGCAAACTATCCTTCCTCGTCCACCTATACCTATGTCGAGGAGTGAGCGCAATGACTATACAAGCGCAAATACTCTCGCTGATTAATGCGGAGCGGCAGAAGGTCGGTGCTTGTGCGCTTTCCGCAAGGGATGACATAGCACAGGCATCAGAACTCAGGGCAAAGGAAGCGTCTGTTCTATGGAGTCATACAAGACCAAACGGAACGCAGTATTTCACAGCAAACGATTCCATCTATGGCGAAAACCTTTCCAGAGGATATAAGACAGCTTCTGAAATTGTCAGAGCATGGATGCGGAGCGATACCCACAGGGAAGTCATGCTTGATAGTCGGTACAAAGGGGCAAGTATTGGGGCGTTCAGCGATGGATGCCTTTTTGTGAGCCTCGAACTTACACTTTGACATCACAGGGGGGACGTATGGAAATCATCTCATTTATTTCGGCGCACTGGCTTGAGTGGTTTTTCACGGCTGTGCTTGCCGTATTGAGTTGGCTGTTCAAGCTGATGCGTGACCAACTCCGACAGGAGCAAGACCGTAACAAAGCGATTGCGGAAGGGGTGCAGTCCCTTCTCCGTGAATCAATCATTAATAACTACAACCGTTATTCTGACCGTGGGTATTGCCCCATATACGCCAAGGAAAGCGTTAAACGGGTGTACAAGGCATACCATGACGGGTTAGGCGGTAACGATGTGGCAAGCGAACTGTATCAAAAACTGCTGAAAATGCCTGAAGAAAGAGAGGGGAAAGATGAAAATTCCTGACGCTGTGTACGATATTTTAAAATGGATCGGTCTGATTGTTCTTCCTGCCTGTGCGTGGTTCGTGGGTCGTGTTGCCCCGGCGTGGGGGTGGGAGAACGTGGATGCAATCGTCATCACCCTGAATTCATTGGGAACGCTTATCGGCGTTCTGATCGGTGTCAGCACCCTTAATTATTACAAGGACGGGGGCGCAGAATGACCAACTACGAACGAGGCAAACAGCTTCTCCACGGCGGCTATACGGCGTATACGCCTGATTTAAAGTCACGGGCAGTAAAAGCTAAGAGGTACGGCAAAGAACCCCGTGTGGGGGCTATAATCGAATACTATGTAGCTTCTAAGGGGCGCATCGGTCATACAGGTATCGTGGTTGACTGCGAATTCCGAAACGGTGCGTGGGATTTCCACACGGTCGAAGGGAACAGCGGGAATGAGGTGCGAATCGTTCACCACAATCTGACCCCGGCGCAGATCGGCGGCGGCAACCACGTTGACGGATTTGTGTACCCTGATTTCTGCGCCGAAACCTGTAGTGCTGAACAGTTCATAGCTATTGCCCGTTCACAGGTGGGATACCGGGAAAAGAACAGCAACCGTGATCTGGAATCCTTCCGCACCGACCATGACGGTGGCGGCAACTACACCAAGTTCGGCGCATGGGCAAAATCCTGTGGGTGGGGCTACAACCCGGCTGAGTGGTGCGCCATGTTTGTGAGTTGGTGCGCTTACATGGGCTGTGTGTCCGCACATGACTATGCACCCGGATGGTTCAAAGACGGGGATGCATGGTTATACCGCAAGAAGGGCGGCGAATATGCCCATGATGAATGGGTGTTTGATGGCGGTCGGTGGTACGTTTTTGATAATTCCGGGCATATGATCCGGGGGTGGTTCAAGGATTCCACGGGTGACTGGTATTATCTTGCCGGGGATGGTGGTATGTGTGCTTCTCAGTGGGTCGCAGATGATAAGGGCAGAATGTACTATCTGACCTCATCCGGGGCAATGGCACGGACAGCATATATCAGAGAGCCGCGACCTGACAAAGCGGGACAGCACTTCTATTACTTTGTCGATGAACGTGGGGAATGGCAAAAGCAGTATGATACATACTTCCCACATTTAGAGATTTATGAAGAAGCGATCTAATGAAAAGCCGGGGGCTATATGCTCCCGGTCTTTTTTTATTGGGAAAAAGACTGAGCAGTTGACAACCGAAGGGGGATGCGCTACTATGATACCGGGAGCGGTCAGGCGTGGCTTCTCCCTTCGGTGTAAAGGCTCGGAGCAATCCGGGTCTTTTTTATTTTGCAAAATTCCATAAAAGGGGTTGACTTTTATTTAAATATGCTTATAATAGATAGTGTAAGGGGTACTTGATAACATACACCGAAGGGAGAACAGCAATGAAAAAGCGTTACGATGTTTCAAGGCTTTCTGAGTGCGGATCATACAGTGACAGAGACCTGCGGACGGCGTTCCGGGTGGCGCAGGGTATGGCAAGCTATTACGGCGAGGAAATCAGCTTACGGGAACTGACATGGGATGACTGCGGCAGGATTTCAATGCGGACGGCGTTGGTTAGCCCGGAAGGTACATACAGGTATATCTGAAAGGGGGTAAACATGGAATACAGATACGGGATGCGGCTACGGGGCTTCAGCCCCGGCTGTCAGCCGAAGGAAGGGCTTGTCGGAAGGGAAGACGGTGGCATGAAGTACCATGACATAGTTGTGTACAGCCGCCCGCTGTCAGACCGGGAACTGGATGATTACGAACTGGATGACCTGAACACCGGGAAGGGGGAGCAGTAATGGAGATACGGACAAAGACGAAGCGGTACAATACAGACACAGCCCTCAAGGTCTTGACCATTGAGGGCGAGACCCTTTATCGGAAGAGGAGCGGGGAATTTTTCCTCGCTGATGACGAGGGCATCACGCCGTTGATCTACGATCAGGCGAAGGAATGGGCATCCCGGACGGATGACAAGAAGACCTTTGCGGCGTTCTTCGGAAAGGTGCAGGAAGGAAAGAAGGTAGTGCGAACCTTCAGCTTATCGGAAGGGGTCATAGAGATCGCGAAGCGAGAAGCCGCCCGCACCGGGAAAAGCCTGTCGGATGTGGTGGCAAGGGCAATCATGTATGCGTATTCATAAGCCGGGGAAACCCGGCTTTTTTTGTTGCGAAAATAATTTGCAATAAACTGCAGAAAGGTGTTGACATTTATTTAAAAATGCTTATAATAGATAGTGTAAGGGATAGCTGATAACAAACACCGAAGGGAGAATAACAATGAAGAACGCAATGAACGCAAAGGAAGTGCTTGTAAAGGTTAACGATATGATCTTTGAGGGTGAGGAGTACGCAGACAACCACAAAGGATTAAAAATGCGGTGGCGCATTTATGACATCTGTGGCGAACTGTCAATTTTTGACTGGTGGAACGACTATCTCAGCGTCAGTCAGCTGAAGCAGATGCGGAAGTTTCTTGAGACCGCAATCCTGATGGGGTACACCGGGTATGTCTGTTTCAAGGTTGGAGCGAAGTACTGCGCCAACGGGATGTGGGCGTACAAAGAGGAAAGCACAACCGGGTATAGCCCAGACGGTGAGTGCCTGTACCACAGCTTCGTGAGCGGTGCTAATGATTGGGATGTGAAGTTCGCAGACGGCAGGTGGTTACATGATTCCGATGAGCGGTGCAACCACACGTTGAAGGAAGTAAAAGCGGCACTGCTTGCAAATACTTAAAAAGGAAACCGGGCGGGATACCTGCCCGGTAATTTTTTTCTGTTTTCCGCAAATAGTTGTTGACATTTATTTAAAAAGGCTTATAATAGATAGTGTAAGGGGAACACGAAAGCACCACACCGAAGGGAGAACGCAAAATGAAAAAGATCGAAGGAATCACCGAGAAACTGGAAGAGGGAATCAAGAACCTGCTGAACAGCGATTCATGGACGGAGTACCTGAAGACACTGAGCCGCTTTCATCAGTACAGCTTCAATAACTGCATCCTGATCCTGATGCAGTACCCCACAGCGAAGCGGGTCGCAGGATACAAGACATGGCAGAGCATGGGACGGCAGGTCAAGAAGGGCGAAAAGGCAATCAGCATCCTCGCCCCCTGCCCCCACAAGAAGCAGATGGAAGTCAAAAAGGCTGACGGCACTGTGGAAGAGAAGGAAGTCCACTGGACAACCTTCCGGGCTGTCCCGGTGTTCGACATTGCACAGACTGACGGGAAAGACCTGCCGACCCTGTGCAAGACACTGGACGGAAGTGTTGATGGCTTCGGAAAGCTGATGACGGTGCTGAAGGGTGTTGCACCCGTCCCGGTCGGGGAAGAGGATATCACGAACGGGGCGAACGGATATTACCGCCGGGAGGAGAAGCGCATTGCAATCCGTAAGGGCATGAGCGAAGCGCAGACCATCAAGACACTGGTGCATGAGATCACGCACAGCATGATGCATCAGGATGAAGCTGACCGGGACAAGGCAGAGGTCGAAGCCGAATCCGTGGCATTCACGGTCTGCAACTACTTCGGGATCGAATCTGATGATTACAGCTTCGGGTATGTGGCAAGTTGGGCAGATGGTGACATGGAAGTGTTTAAGAAAAGCCTTGCCGGGATTCAGAAGACCGCCCACAGCATCATTGAAGCGGTCGAGAAGGGGCTTGCGGCATAACGTGCCGAATCCCGTGCCAAATTCCACCGGGCGGCATTGACCACCGCCCGGACAGGGATGACCGGGAAACGGGGCAAAAAGATAAGCAGGGAAGCGGTTTCCCCTGCTTTTCCTTTTTCCTGCGTAAGCGGAGTGGATGGGATTCGAAAATAAAGCTGTTTTTGAAGTAAAAAAGATTTTTCTGTTTATAGTAAAATAACGATTGACATTTTTTGGCAAAGCCATTATAATGAGTATTGTAACGAGTTGGTGTTCAGAAAGGGGGTAAGACATAGACAAGGCAAAGGTCGCACGGACACTGCGAAAGTTGCGTGGCAAGCGCACAGGCGTTTCCGTGGCGAAGGACTTGGGCATCTCCAAGCAGTTGCTTCACAGCTATGAAACGGGCGTATCCATCCCGGGCGATGCGATGAAGCAGAGGATCGCTGAGTATTACGGGCTGACGGTCGGGGCTTTATTTTACGGTGAAGGTCAAATATATCTGAACCGGGTAAAGACAAATGGCAAAGGCTGACCCGTTGTTTTATACAAAGCGGTTCACCAAACTGCTTGAGGACAGATGCTATCAGGCGAGGATGCCGCAAGCAGTCCTTGCGGAGCGCATCGGGATGGACGAAAGGACATTCAGGCGGCGCAAGCGGGACGGGCTGTGGACATACCCGCAACTTATGCGAATCTTCCGGGTATTGCGGTATTCAGAAGAGGACAAAGCCCTTTTTATGAGGGAATGAACATTGACAACCGAAGAGAGGAAAGCGAATGACGAAACTGGAAAAAGAACTCAGGCGCAGGGAACAGCGGCGCATTGAGTCACTGAACAAAGTCGACCGTGATCTGGCAGAAGAAGCCCTGAACGTGCTGTGGAATGTGGTTCTGGTGATGCTTGGCATTGTAATCGGTTTAATGCTTTCAGCAAGCCGCCCACAAGCCGCTACAAGCGTATCCATCCCGCCCCGGTGTGAATATGTCGGGGTGATACCTGAAACGCCTCAGACGGGCGCAGAACCGCCCACAGCGGTGAATGAAACACAGGTCGCAACGATGCCAGATGCGGTCATGGTCGAACCTGTCGGGGAACGGTGGCAATACCTTGGAAAGTGGAAGACTACCGGGTACTGCCCCTGCCGCAGATGTAACGGCAGGAACGCAGGACGAACCGCATCAGGTGCGCCGATGGTTCCCGGAAGAACTGTGGCGGTGGGTGGATTACCGTTCGGAACGGTTCTTAAGATAAACGGTCAGGAGTATGTGGTGGAAGACAGGGGAACGCCCTACGGACACATAGACATTCTTTATCCTGACCACGGGTCAGCAAGTAATCACGGTATCAAACACTATGAGGTGTTCATAAGGAAGGGAGAAGCAAGATGAAATTTGATGAAGCTGAGAATCGCAGGAAACTGCATGAACTGCTTGATATCGTACTTCTTTGCAACGGGTATGGTGCAAGAAAGAAAGAAGAAACCGGGACTGCTCCAACAATGTTTTTTGAGTTTGTAGGTCATGTCGGAGCAGTGGATGTGCGGCTGTATAACAATGGTTGGGATTCTGGCTTGAACTACGATTTAGACTGGTGGATTCCGTTATGCGCACCCATCAGCGACAACGTGGTTGAAGCAATTCGGATTGCGGCAGACAACGCCCTACACAACAGACCTTCAGAACAGGAACAGCTTGAAGCTGACATCATCAAGGCTGAAGAGGAATTGAAGCGCAGAAAGGCAGAGGTCACTGCTATGAAGCGCAACCTCAAGGCTATGCAGAAAAAGGGGGCATGAGCATGGATGTGATCGTACTGTTTGTGCCGTTTATCGTAGCCTTCGGAATGTACTGCGCCAATGATCCTTTATCCCGGAAATTCTGGGAAGACCTGACGGGGGAAAACGAAGATGCCTGATTCTATCAAGCGAAGCGGCACAGACCTTTTCTGGGACTTGTGGCAGGTGACCACAAGGGAAACGGCGTACCTCATAAGCCTCTGCAAGAATCGGCATGATATCACCTTCACTGTGAATAGCCGGGCTTTATACGAAGCGGAACGGCAGAAGAAAATGCGAAAGGGCAAAAAGGCATGACTTTCTGGAAAGCGTGGGATAAGACCTGCACCGAACTGGTGCTGACGATGTTTCAGCGGAAGATCAAAACGATCCCGCTGACCTGCGAAGCCCCGCCGACCGTAAAGATTGACGCATGGGTGAACATGATGATGGAGCAGGTGGATGACTGGTACGAAAAATGCCGCTCAGTCCGGGAAGACGCTTGAGCGGCACGGTAAGAAGGTGAAGCAAAATGCTTCTCCTTGAGTATAGCACAAGGAAGGAGAAAAGCAATGTACATGGCAACAGGTGACCCGGTAACAGATGCCGAAAGGTATCAGCAGTACCTTGACGAGAAGTACCCCGTGAAAGACGGGATAGTGGAATACAGCCTGACGGTATGCTTCAGGGTTGAAGGTCGGGGTGAAGATGACTTTAAGGAAGAAGCGCAGAAGGTTTTGAAGCGGATCATGAGTGACCCTTCCGTGTGGGAATGGGATGTCGAAGAAGAGAAAGCTGAGGAATACTGATGACAATTTATGAAAAACTGGCAAGCGTTCAGTCGGAAATGAAAGCCCCGAAGAATTTGTACAACAGCTTCGGAAAATACAGCTACAGGAACGCAGAAGGAATCTGCGAAGCGTTCAAGCCCTACGGCAAGGAATACAAGCTCGCCTTAATGTTGAGCGATGAGGTCATAGAGATCGGCGGCAGGATTTACGTCAAGGCTACTGCAACCCTGATTGATGTCGAGAGCAAGACCGCTCCGAATTCCGTTTCTGTCACCGCTCTGGCAAGGGAGTCTGAAACAAAAAAGGGCATGGATGACGCACAGGTCACCGGGGCAACTAGCAGTTACGCCCGGAAGTATGCCCTGAACGGTCTGTTTCTTCTTGATGATACGAAAGACCCTGATACAGACGAATACAGACAGCAGGTGGAAAAAGGAAAAGCTGACAGGGGCAAGGTTGAAGAGAAGTCTTCTGGCTATCCCCCGGTTGCGGATATGGTGAAAGCCTGTGAAGCCTACTACAAGGGCGATAACCTGAAGCGGCTGTGCGATTACTACAGCGTCAAGGCGGTGTCGGAACTGAATTACGGTCAGCTTTGTGTCGCATGGGCGCAGAGCATGAAAGGACGGCAGAAGTGAAAGGCACAGGAAAGATCAAGTCCGTTTTACGGGACACCACTTCCGGGCGGTATCTGGTTCAGGTGGAAACCGACAGCCGAATCCTTGCCGGGTATGAGGAGCTTCAGAACGAGGAAGTTGATGTCATCATCAAGAAGCACCGCAAGAAGCGCAATCTGGATCAGAACGCACTGTACTGGTGCTATGTCACCGAATTAGCTCACGTTGCGAAGCAGAGCATCGCATGGATGCATAACCATCTGCTTGCACATTACGGATACCCGTTCATGGTGTCCGGGAAGGTTGCGATGGTTGTCCTGCCTGACGGAGATGAAACCATACAGGAGTCGGAGACATTTCACGTCAAGCCCACCTCTCAGGTAAAGGAAGGACGGGACGGCACTCCGTGGAGAACCTACATCGTAATGCGGGGCAGTAGCACCTATAACACGCAGGAAATGTCCCGGCTGATTGAAGGTGCGGAAAGAGAGGCGAAGGCTTGTGGCATCCACCTTGAAGAGCATTATTACAAGTGATTTAGATCACTGCATCATCTGCGGCAGACCTGCGGAACGACATCATGTTTTCTCAGGATCAAACAGAAAACGGTCAACAAAAGACGGGATGATTATTCCGCTTTGTGCGGAACATCACCGGGAAGGGGTGAATGCAGTCCACAACAATGCGGACATGGCAACCCTTGTTCATATCATTGGCGAACTGGTGTGGATACACCACTATTCGCTCCCGTTTGAAGCCCCTGAAGCCGCTGTACAGCGTTTCAGACAGGCATACGGGAAAAACTACCTTCAGTAACCCGGAACCCTTCAGTAAGGTTCTACGGCGTCACTATTGTCAGCCCTTTTAAGGATGATGTGTCACGACTCATGTTGAAGGGCATTGTTATCCCCCTTCTGTCGCACCCCCGGCAGAAGGGGAGAAAGGAGCAGGGGCGATGGAACCAAAGAACAGCAGTTTCATACTGTTCACGAAAATAAACGAGGTGGTCAAGGAACTGACCAACGAGCAGAAGGGTCTGCTGTTCCAAGCAATCCTTGATTATCAGGAAACCGGGATCGTTCCAGAAATGGACATCCTGATCCGGGTGGTGTTTTTATCAATCAAGCACGACATGGACTACTGTGCAGAACAGCGGGAAGAATCAATCCGAAAGAAGTCAGAAGCAGGAAAGAAGAGTGCTGAAGTCCGTGCGGCGAAAGCCAACGGAAAGAAGCAGAAGGGAACACCGTTAAACACTGTTGAACAGTGTTCAGCACCGTTGAACACCGGGCAACATAATGTAAATGTAAATATAGATGTAAATGATAATGATAAAAATATAAAAGCTATAGGCACGGAGCTGAAAGCTCCTTTGCCCGCCGTCATATCACTTCCGTTGAATGATGGTACTTTGTACCCCATTACACAGCCTGATATAGACAAATGGACTGAACTGTATCCCGCTGTCAATGTGATCTCAGAACTGCGGAAAATGGTTGGTTGGTTGGATGCCAATAAAGACCGCAGAAAGACCCGTAAAGGCGTTTTGAGGTTTGTGGTTAATTGGTTATCAGGTCAGCAGGATAAAGCCCCGCAGAAAGGCGCACAGACGGTTAAAACGACACGTTTTGCCAACTTTACCGGGCGGGATACGGACATTGAAGCAGAGACACTGGAAATCAGCAGGAAGGTACTCGGTATATGAACAGTAGAGCAAAGGGGAAGCGGTCAGAATTGGAACTTGCAAGAATTCTTCGGGATTACGGGTTCAGCGCACAAAGGGGCGTTCAATACTGCGGCGTGTTTGGTGATGCGGATGTCATTGGACTTCCGGGAATTCACATTGAGTGCAAGCACGTTGAGCGACTGAACATCTATGACGCAATGGCGCAGTCAAAACGGGATGCCCGTTCTGCTGAAATTCCCTGCGTGTTCCACAGGAAGAACCGTTGTGAGTGGTTGGTCACCATGACACTGGATGACTGGATGCGGATATACCGGGAATCAGATTGCCTGAACCCGGTTGACAGGATCGACAGAGACGAAGAGGAGAGCGACTAATGGATCAGAGCGCAAAAGCAGACGGGGGAAAGCTACGGCTGACCCTCGTTCCTACAGAAGCCGTTGAAGCTGTGGCGGCTATCAGGATGTACGGGGTGCAGAAGTACGTTGAAGTGGACAACTGGAAACGGGTAGAAAAGGACAGGTACAAGGATGCGGCACTGCGGCACTTTATCCGATACTGCCGAGAGCCTTACGGGATGGATGATGAAAGCAACCTGCCGCACCTGTGGCATTGCTTATGTAATCTCTTTTTCCTGTGCGCCCTTGAAATTGAGGACGGCACACTTCCGAAGCCGCAGGACGCTGTGAAGAAAATGAGCCGCTGTGAGCCTGTAGAAGCCCGGAGAAGCCCCGAAACGGGTGAGGATGGGTATATTTACGAGAACGAGATCAAAACGCCGGGAAACGGCGCAGAAAGGGGTATGCATGGGTGATTTAATCAGCCGGGGGAAGTTATTCAATCTGCTTGCACCCGTGCAGACATTGGGCGAGGCTTACGGGATCATACAGGAGATGCCGACCGTGGACGCTGTCCCGGTCAGTTGGATAAAAGAACAAGCTAAAAAACGAGATAAAGCTGTAGCAAGCATTTTAATGCTGACAGTACAGGAGTGGAAAGATGAGACTGATTAAAGGACGGTCGTTTTATAAAGAACCTTGGTACAACAGCTATCGATGCATGATGAGCAGATGCTACCGTAAGAAAGACCCAAGCTATAAATACTATGGCGGTAGGGGCATTAAGGTTTGTGATGAATGGCACAACATCTTGACATTTGAAGCATGGGTAAAACGGCATCCATTCTTTGATGGTGCAACCATTGATAGGATTGACAGTGATGGCGATTACGCCCCGAATAATTGTCGGTGGGCAACAATGTTTGAACAGGATAAAAATCGCAGAAACAGTGTTCTTATAGAGTGGGACGGAAAAACGCACAACGTCACAGAATGGGCAAATATTACAGGAATTAATAGAAGCACATTAAACAATCGATATTGGCGCGGTGATCGTGGCGAAAGATTGTTTAGAAAGGTGGTGTAGAGTGTGTCGCTTGATTGACGTTGACGCGCTGAAAGCCGATTACGGTATGGCAGAGGACTGCAAGGACTGTCAAACAGGATACCGCTCCTGTGAGTATGACCGCATTTACTCCAAGATGGATTTCTGCGGATGGCTTGACGATGCTCCGACCGTGGATGCAGTCCCGGTACGACATGGACGGTGGGAATGGAACGGAGAGGCTTTTATTTGTTCTGCTTGTGGGAACGGACACAAAGGACAACCGACAATTATGGGACAGCCAATGTTTGAGTTTTGCCCGATGTGCGGTGCGGACATGAGGAAGGACGGTGAAGCGCATGACTGACGAAACATTGAACCGCATCCGAACGGCAATCAATGCGGAGATTGCGGAATTGCGAGAGAACAGTGATAAACACTCACATGAGGTGCAAACCAATGCAATCATGATTGTTGAAGGGCTGCGGAGAGCATTGCGGATTGTTGAGGAAATCTTTTTGAAGGAAGGTGAAACGCCATGACTGAGAATGAACTGTTCGGAAATTCCGAACAACTGAACGATACCATCAGCAGACAGGCGGCGATTGAAGCCATGCGGAAAGCAAAGGACAAAAGCGAGGCGCACAGGATGCTTTTGCAGTTGCCGCCAGCACAGCCAAGTGTTTCCAAAGAGGAAATGGTTGGAGATACCATAAGCAGACAGGCGGCAATAAAAGCCATCTGTGAGGATGGCACAATGCTTGAACGGCAGGGAAAGTATACTATGACGATGGCAGAGAGAAAGCAGAAGGACGCAGACATCCTTGATTCATTGCCGTCCGCACAGTCGGAACGCCCGAAAGGTGAATGGATATACGGAGAACACGACATTGCTATGTGTGATGGTTACTGGTGCGACCAATGTGGATTCTTTGTGCCGTGGGATTATAAGCATAAGTTTATTGATTTTATTAAAGATTATCATTGGTGTCCTTCTTGCGGGGCAGATATGAGAGGTAAACAGGATGAGTGATTTAATCAGCAGACAGGCGGCGATTGATGCGAGGTGTAACAGATGATTTGGTTGCAACAAGGCGATTGTCTTGAATTGATGAAGAATATTCCTGATGGTTCGGTGGATTTGGTGCTGACTGACC